GGGCTGAAGGGCAAGACACTTGAAGAGGTGTCGACGGCATTCCTGCAGCTGAAGGAAGTTACAGGTGAGGCGCTTGACGAGAAGGCGTTCGCGGACGTAGCTAAGCGTTTCAAAATACCGGCGGATCAGGTCGTTGGGTCACTAGACCAGTTATTGAGGGCGTCGCAGAATACGGGCATTTCGGTTGGGGATCTTACGGCTGCGCTCGAAAGCAACGCGGGCATTCTTACTGAACTTGGGTTCTCGTATACTGATAGCATCGCGTTTCTTGGGCAGCTGGAAAAAGCAGGCTTCAACTCGACCCAGGTGCTTGTAGGTTTACGAAAGGCATACCTGACGGCGGTCGGCGGGGATAAGGCTGCGGAGGCTGCGCAGAAAGACATCGACAAGGCGAACGCAGCGAACATAAAGGCTACTGCGGATCTGGAAGTTGCGCAGCTAAGGCTGCAAGAGCTACAGGCTAAGGGTACTGCCGGTTCCAAGGAATACGCGAAGGAACAGGAACGCATTGCGAAGCTGCAGGAAAAGCTTGCGGAGAAGACACGTGCGCTCGCTGACGCTAACGCATCGTACACGGAGCTTTCAAGCGTACCGACCAATCTTGGCGAGGACAATACCGAGAAGAAGGCGAAGCTGACTGAGAAGCTGCGCATAAAGACTCTTGAGCTGGCGAGCGCGCAGCAGAAACTAAACGAGAAGCTGGCTGACCCGAAGGCAACGGCGTCAGCAATCGCGGATGCGAAGATACGGGTCGAAAAGGTTACGAGCGAGATAAGCGGACTAAAACAGGAGATCGCTAAACCGATCGAGCTGAAGTTCGCAACAGGAGCGTCTCAGAAGTCTGCACTGGAGAAAGCTCGGAAGCTACAAGAAGAGATAGCGAAGATACAGGCGGAGATCGACAAAGGTCCGAAAGCGACCGGTGGTGCTGCCGGTTCAGAGATACTTGAACAGCAGAACAAGATCGCTCAGCTGCAGCAGGAAATCAAGAACAACTCAGATGTGGTTACTGGTGCGCAGAAAGAGATCGACTCGTCGGTATCAAAGAGCGGTAAGAGCATCGGTGAGTTCACACTGGAGAGCATCAACAACATCAAGAAGCTTAGCGCGGCGGGCGATGAGGCTGCGGCAAATGCGAAAGCTAAGGAACTGTTCGGTAAGTCGGCAATCGAAGTTCTGCAGGCGCTCGACGCCGGGGCGTTCGACTTTGCGGCGTTGTCTAAGGAAATCGCGTTCGGTACGGAGTCTATTGCTACGGCGTTTGCAGCTACGGTTGACTTCCCGCAGCAGGTTGAGATCTTCAGAAATAGACTAGGCATCGCTTTACAGCCAATCGGGGCGAAGCTGTTCCCTGTGCTTGAGAAGGCTATCAGTACAATCTTGCCGATCTTAGAGAAAATCATCAACGTGTTTACAAGCTTGCCGGAGGGGGTGCAGACTACCATTCTGGTTATTGCGGGACTTGCGGCTGCTGTCGGTCCGGCGCTTGTGGGTATTGGGCAACTGATAACAGCTTTCACAGCTGTGGGCGGCGCGCAAGCGATCGCAACGGCGGCAACTACCGCGTTCAACATCGCGCTGCGGGCTGTGCCGTGGATAGCGTTGGCGACTGTCATCATCGCTGCTATTGTACTAATCGTCAAGAACTGGGATAAGGTAAAGGCGGTTGCGCTGGGAGCACTGGACGCAATACGCGATGGCATCGGTGCAGCCGTGAACTGGATCAAGAGTAACTGGCAGCTGCTGGGGGCGATCCTGTTAGGACCGTTTGGACCAGCAGTACTGCTCATTACGAAGAACTGGGATAAGATCAAGGACGGGGCTAGAGCGGCTGTTGACTTCATCAAACGTATCTTCGGTGGTGTGACAAGTGGAATAGCTAATGGTTTTGCGTCGGGCATTGGTAAGGCAATCACCTTCTTGACCAACTTGCGGAACGGAGCACAGACGGTTGTCAAGGCTATCTTGAACTTCTTCAACACTATGGTAGTAGGTATTGCTAATGCGATCAATCGGCTGCTAAACCTGAAAGGGTTCAGCACGGTTGTGAAGGTAGCAAGTGCAATCGGAGGGGCGATAGCATCATTACCTGGGCTTGCTGAGGGCGGACCAATGCAGGCCAACAAGCCGTACATTGTGGGTGAGTTGGGGCCAGAAATCGTTGTGCCAAAGACAGCTGGAACTGTGTTGCCGAATAATGTGTTGAGCGGGGTGCTTGGTGGTGGGGCCGGAGCGAACTACACGGTCAATGTGTATAACCCGGTAGCTGAGACTTCGTCAGCATCGATCCCGGCTGCGCTGCGGCGATCTAACTTATTGAGGAGTTCATCGTGAGTTATGTAGTGACGGCGAGTGAGTACGTAGCCATTGACGATGTGCCGTTGGCTACACCGGCGTGGGTTGCAACGGATCTGAGCGAACTAAACGATGGACCGGAGAACCGTGGGGAGAACTTGGTTATTCCACGTCGACCCGGTTCTGTGTTTCGACCGAAAGTGCGGGAGGAGCGCATAGCCAACATACCAATGGTTATCTTCGGAGACAGGGATCCGGAGGGAAACACGTATGCGGACAGCCGTCAAGGGTTGATTGACAACATCAACCTGCTCAAGAAAGCACTGACTACTCCGAACACGCCTAACGTAAACGCGAGACTGCTGACGTACTATCGAGCTTCAGGAAACGTCGAGGCGGGGGTACAGACTACGCCGAAGTTAGACATACAGCCGGTAGGACCATACTCGGCTAGGGCTGTGGTTACTGTGGTGATACCCAGCGGCATTCTGCGTTCGACGAGCAATACGGTTATCAATCAGTGGGTGGATGATGACACTACATTTAGCATTGGGGTGCCGGGATCGGGAGAGGTCTTTGGTGTGACGTATAGCATACCGGGCGCGGCCAATAGCGTGGTGGTAACCAATAACACCAGCGGCGTGTCGCTTACTTTGGATGAGCCGGTTACGACAGGACTTAGTATAAACACAGGACTGTATACAGCTTTCGACGGTGCGACTAACGTCAGCGGTAAAATCGTGACGGGCGGTACCCCGTTCTGGCTGCCTCTGCAAGCGGGTACTAATGAGCTGAGGGTGCAGCGATCAGGAGGGGCTAGCGCCGCGATGAGCATCACATTCAAGGCGGTGTGGCTATGAAGCCATTTCTTACAGCTGTTCTGTTCGACGCTAGTGGGACAACGCAGGTTGCTCAGCTGGCTTTCTCGTTCAATAAGAGGTTTGTCGACGAGCTGCGAGGAGAAGGTTCGTTCTCGCTGACGGTACCTTGGGAAGAGGGCGGCAACATCACGCTTGGTAAAATCATCAAGTTCAGTTACGGCGAGAGCTCGGACGACTACGTGTTTGCTGGTGTTGTAGAGAACATAAAGAGGACGCATACGGATACTGACAACGTGTACGAGATCAGCGGTCGCGGAGTCCGGTCGATACTGGAAAGCGCAATCATCTTCGATAGTGATAAAAGCTACACATCAAAGACCGTTGGTTACATTATGGCGGAGCTGTTCGACGCCGCGAAAGTTCGTGGCGCTTTAGATGGGCTGACAAGGACATTTACGGACACGCTTGACAGCGGGTCGCAGTCGTTTACGGCTAATGAGACGCTGACGATAGATGAGAAGTTCGGAAGCAACTTGGGTGAGGTTGCGAACAGGCACGCAGAGTTAGCGGTAGATGTGTGGGTGAAGCCGGACATGACTGTGAACTACTACATTGAGCGGGGCACGGATACAACGGAGAGCGCGAACCCTACTGTGCTGCGCGTGGGCGAAAGTGTGGTGAGCTACGAGAAGACAACCGAAGGTCCGGTGAAGAACGTGGCGCTGGCATCATACGGCCAGAGCAGCACAGTGACAGCTACGAGCGCGGGATCGATCAGTGAGTATGGGCGACAAGAGACGTACCTGTCGCTGTCAAACATACCGGATGCGACTACGGCGGGCTTAGCGGTATCAAAGACCCTAGACAACTTGGATGAGCCGTCTGTGGGGGCAACGGTTGAGCTGACAGATGATGGGCCGGTGCCGTACATTGACTTTCAGATAGGCGACTGGTTGTATGTGACTGACGAGCTTGGGAACAGGGACAAGTTCCGGGTGCGGTCTGTGTCGCTTGCGGAGGAAGCTAATGGCGGGGTGCGAATCATTCCAGAGTTAGGAAATGTGAAGGCTGCGCTGGAAGAACGGTTGCGGAGACTTATTGCGAGACAGGAAGCGAAGACCGCGAGCGGGGCTGCGGACGCGTCTGCGGCTTCGGTTGACCTGAATGGTGTGGGCATTGTCGAGGGTGGCGGTACGGCGGTAAACGATGCTGAGGTGCTTACGTACGATCCTACAACTGGACTGGGGACTGCTGACGCGCCGTTGATTGATGTTGACCCGATCGACTTTACCAACGCAACTAACACGTATTTGACACCGGGTGACGAAATCGTAATCACCACATTTGACCACGACAATAACCCGGCGACTCCGGATCTGTATGTTGCGGTCGGCATTACTGCCAGATCGGGCACTATCACACCCGTGAATCAACCAGTTGGCACAATCAGCACGGGGTTCCCGTTGCAGACCAACACTTTGCCAAATCCATTTATGACAGCAAGGGGCCAAGCCAGAAATGCAGTCTACGATACAGCGGGTTTGCTGGGTCAGGGTGCTGATGCCATTGTCGGAGCGAACTGGCTGGGGACACCAACAGGACTTAGTGGATTCAGTAGAAATACCGCTTCTTCATTTGACCTTGGAGCGACACCAATCTCACCTAGCAGATCGCCGTTCCTCTTTAGTGATGGCCGAATCTTCCTAACAGATGAGAGCAACGCCTACACAAGAAATCCCGCAACAGGGGTTTGGACAAATGTATTCTCTACAACATCGGACATCGAAGATGTTGCCTACGATCACAGCAACAACACAATCTGGATCTATTCAGCCGGATCAACTGCGCCAGCTGGCGGACCGTTCTGGTCTATGACGGCATCTGACGCAACTCCGGTAGCTAGGGGAGCGCTGGGCACGGGTCTAACAGTCGGAACTACTGATACAAGCGTAAGAATGCTGGCTGGTGCGGGTAAACTAGTTATGCAGCACAATGACATTGAAACGACCGGTTACCGCTTCTACAGGAAAAACAGCAATGACGCTGCAAACTTTACATACAGCAACATTACAACGAACTACTTGGTACTCAATCAAGGCACGCTAGACAACAGGCAGCAGGTAGTTACAGCAACAGATCTCTGGTATCTTACAACATACGCGGCAAGTACACCCGATGAGGTGGCGATAAATCGATACAACTATGCAACAGGCACAATCACAACATACCTAACTGGCATCGTAGCTGAGGGTTCCCCCGTGGGTGCTAAGGGCTACACAATCACAGCTTCAGGCGTCCATGTTATTCTTTGTGTGCGTAATGACGGAACCGCAAATAGAATCAGTCTCGCTACTAGCAATCTAACATCGACGAACTATGTCTTCACTGACACCGCGAGAAACAGTATCAGCATCTATGACATTATTGGCGTGCCATTCGAAGTAAGTCCAAATGTGATTCGCTTCAGCATCGGCGAGAATCCGGGATCAATCGGAAACCTGAGTGGCGCTTGGGAATACGAAGTGAGCCTATCATGAGCGATCTTGTAGCACAGATACTAATCGCCTTCATTGGGGCTGTGCCACCAACGATAATGGCGGCTGCGGCCTGGCGTAGAACATCGCAGCTTATCAAGCCGATCGAGCAGGTAAATGCTGCGGTCAATCATAGGCAGGGCGGTCAGAAGCGGCTTATTGAGGTTATTGATGAGATCTCGCAGTCCTTAGACGGTATGAGCCAGTCGGTAAACCGTGTTGAAGAGGACTTGCAGCAGCATAGGGCGTGGCACCAGAGAGAGCAGGAAGAGGATGCTGAGACCGGGAAAGAAGACAGCTGAGGAGCTGAGGCGGGTGCAGGAGCTGCGGAGATCTTCGGCGGCTACACCCGTGCCCAGTTGTAAGCACTACTCACGAAAGAAAGTCAAGGAAGAACTGAGGAGAGAAAATGGCAGCGAAGAATAGGCTGTGCGCGGCAGGGGTAAAGCTGCGCACGCAGATCAACACGGCGTACCCAAATAGAGATAAAAGCAGCGATGGGTGGCTGGGTGACGCACGCCACAGAAAGTCAAAGAGCGATCACAACCCGGACCCTAAGACGGGAATAGTGCGCGCTCTGGACATAGATGCTGACCTCGGGGGTAGCTATGAAAGCTGGGAGCTCGCCGAGTCGCTGAGGATACTGGCGAAGGCTGGGGATCGGCGCATCGCGTACATTATCCACAATAAGAAGATCGCTTCAAGGATGCTTGGCTGGAAGTGGCGGCCATACTTGGGGTCTAACCCACACTATACGCACATTCACGTTAGCTTCACGCCCGCCGGAGACGCAGACGGAAAGAAGTTCGGGGTGGCTGCACAGAACCGCACGCCGGGAGCGCGCAAGGCATAAA